AACTGTAAGAATTTAATAAGAACCTTACCTGTACTCCCTCTCGATGATACTGATCTTGAGAATGTTAATACAAAAGCTGAAGATCATGCATACGATGCATTACGATATGGCTTAATGAGTAGACCAATTGACCCTATCACACTAGATCAACGAAGACAACAAGATATGAACCGTCAATGGTTTCCGGCAAACCCTACAGTCGGTTACTAAAGACAATCTTAAAGGAGATTAAAATGGGAAGACCACAACTAGATTCAAAAATTATGAAGGCAATGCGCTGCTGCACTGGTGATGTACCAGACTCAGGTGTTGAGAATAACAGCTTTGGTAATCGTGATGATGCACCAAAGAATAACAAGCTCTTAAGTAAAGATACAATGGGCAATAAGAACCTTACTGAAGAAGCATCCAAGGGTAAAGACAAGGGTGTAGACAAAGGCTTTCTCGGCAAAGCCAGTAACGACATGACAGGTAGCTTACACGGTCTGTAATGAAATATCTTTTAAAGCTGTTAAAGTATCTCTTTACTACTTTCTCTACCCAACTCGAAACAATTATTCACAACCAGGAGGATATCATCATGATGATTGATGACATGAAGGCAGCACTAGCTGATCTACAAGAAGTTGCACACGCTATCGAAGTTAAGCTAGCTGAGCCACCTGTTGTAGTCGGCACTGCTGATGCAGACTTACAGCCAGTTCTCGACGGCATGAAGGCTGTTGCTACTGACCTTAAGGCTGCTCTCGTTCCCGCAGTCTAATTCATAAGAATATAATAATAATACCTTAGGACAAACTAAAAGGGGGGCTTAAAAATCCCCCCACTTTAGAGAGCATTTGTATGCCTGATGATTTTAATCTGAACGATTCCACTGTAATGGGTCAACTAGCCCAGACTGAAATAACTGTGCTTGGAGATACAGATAATGCAGCGGATGAGTATCAGGCTGTAGATCAAGTTTATGGTCTTGTAGCAGATATCCATAGTAAATACGAATATGCCAAAAGGGTTAGGCTACCTAATGAGCAACGATGGCTCATGGCATGGGATAACTTTCGAGGCAATTACAACAGTAGAACAGTCTTTAGGGATTCTGAACAAAGCAAAGTCTTCGTAAAGATCACTAAAACTAAGGTTCTTGCAGCCTTTAACGCTATTTGTGAGATCATCTTTCAAGGAACTAAGTTCCCCTTAACAGTAGAACCTACTGAACAGCCTGCTGGTATTGCAGAATATGCTCATCTAGAGCAAGGACAGCAGCCAGATGAAGAGTTTAGTGAGGAATATGACCCTATTGGGTTTGAAGGCGACGGTAAAGAGATCCCTCCAGGTGCCACCTACAGCACTCTTTTAAACGGATTAGCTGAAAAGTACCAAGGGGCAAATCTAATATCTGGTCCTGCACCAGATAATTCAAAGATGCCTGAGATTAAGCCTGCTGAGGAAGCGGCTTTGAACATGCAAAAGACCATCCATGACCAGATTGATGAGTCTAATGGTCATATTTGGCTCAAGAAAGCTATCTTTGAAGGGTGTTTGTTCGGTACTGGAGTCATTAAAGGCCCATATTCGGTCGAAAGAACCCTCCATAAGTGGGAAAAGAGTGAAGATGGGGGCCAAATGTCTTATAATCCCTCCATTACCACTGCTCCAGAGGTAGCTTGGGTATCAATCTGGAATTATTACCCTGATCCTGACGCTAAAAACGATTCAGAGAAGGAATGGGACATTGAAAGGCATAGATTAGGGCGAAAACAGCTTCGTAATCTTGGAAAAATGCCCTTTTTCAGAAAAGAAGCTATTGCAAGAGTATTAGCAACTGAACCTAATTACATCAAAGAGCACTTTGAGATGGAATTGGAGGATGCTAATACAGAACCCAATATTAATCGGTATGAAGTGATCGAATATTGGGGAACAATGGGTGTAAGAGATATTGAAGACACAGGTATCGAAATTGATGGTGTCGATCTTAAAGGTTTAGATGAAGTTCAAGTCAATGTATGGCTTTGTAATGAGGAAATCCTAAGGCTTATTGTAAATCCTTTCACACCAGCTACTTCAAGGTATCATGGATTTCCTTACGAACAGCATGATTATCAGTATTGGGGAGTCGGTGTAGCAGAGAACATGCAAGACTGCCAGGATGTTATGAATTCTTTTGCCAGATTAGGTATAGATAATGCAGTTCTCTCAGGAAATCTTATTTTAGATGTTGATGAAACTTCATTGGTTGCTGGACAAGATACAAAACTATATCCAGGCAAAGCATTTAGACGTACCGCTGGTCAGCCGGGTCAAGCAGTTTTTGCTATTAAATTTCCATCGGTATTCCCCGACTGTTTTAATGTGTTTGATCGCTTTAGACAGCTTGCAGATGAGGCTACGGGAATGCCTTCGTACTCTCATGGGCAAACAGGGGTAAATAGCACTACTCGTACCTCCAGTGGTTTGTCTATGTTGATGGGTGCTGCTGATAGAAATATCAAAGGTGTCGTTATCAACATTGATGACTTCATCATTCAGCCTCTTGGTGAGGGTTTCTTTCATTGGAATATGCAATTCAATGAGGATGAACGAATTAAGGGTGATCTAACAATCAAAGCTAGGGGGGCTGCTGGCCTCATGGCTAAGGAGATTAAGTCTCAGAGACTAATTCAGCTTCTACAAGTCTGTATGTCCAATCCTGCACTTGCACCATTCTGTAAGGCTGAGCATATCCTTAAAGAAATTGCTATTATGCTTGATCTCGATCCAGATGATGTAATCAATGATCCAACTTCAGCAGCTATCTATGCAAACATCATCGGTATGATGGGTGGTGCTGCTGGACAAGGTGGTGGAATGGATACAACAGGTCAACCAGGATCAGATAATATTGGAGTGGGTAATGCACCGACACCAGGAGCACAAGGCTTTACCGGAAACAGTTCAGAGCAAGCCTCAGCGAACGCGCAGCAAAACCCGGCAACCCAACAAGGGTAAGTCAGAGAATAGCTTATACAAGGAACTAGAGGCATTTGATAAGCTTCCCCCTGAGGTAAGAGATAAAGTAAACTATGCACAAGAGATGCTTGATCCTAGACAGATCCTAGGAATTTTAAAGACACAGGGTCTTAATTCAGCACTCTCTTATATTGCAGCAACCCAAGAGGATTAATGTCCGATTTGCCATTTTTGAATGCAACAAAGCTCAATAAGATTGGCCCTCTTGTTAAGAGTATTCCTGCATGGGAAGCCTTTCTAGCTCTAATTGAATACGAAGAGTCCAAAGTGCTGGCTGGCCTAGTAGGTGTGCCAGATCACGATAAACTTGTGCGTGTTGCAGGCAAATATGAACTTCTACAGGAACTAAAAAAGAGCCAAACACGAATTCTAGCAGCAGAAAAAGGTTTAAAAGATGGCCCTGACGAGCGTTAATCCAAACCAGTTCGCGCCTACTCCTCCAGATGAGTCTGATCCTGCTGTTGGTAATGGTGTAAAGATTCCCCAAACTCCTATTCCTGGGGCAAGTTCTGCTGATAATGATGCTATGGCTACTATGAAGGGTAGCAATCAGATTGCTCAAGCTACTCAACAAGTAGCACAAGCAGCAGCATCTAAAAAGAGTGATAGTGGTGGTGGTATCTTTGGAACTATTGGTAGCATTATCGGTAAAGTAATCCCCTTCTTAGCCTGTGGTGGTATGGTCAACTATGCTGAAGGTGGACCTTTTGCTCCTCCAGATCAGTCTATGAATGATCCCTCTCAAGATCCCTCTCAAGAGCAGCCTGCACCAGATCAAATAGGTATGGCTGTCACTGTTGGGGTAATTCTTGAAAAGTATTTTGGAGGAGATTTCGATAAGCTCCCTGATGCTGCACATATGTTTCAGCAAATGATAGCACAAGGCCAAGACCCATCTCAGGTAGGTGAGAATCAACCTCCAATGGGAAGTCCTTCAGGGATGCCTGATCAAGGACAGTCTATGCCACCACAGGGGATGCAATTTGGTGGAACAGCTAGTATTGCTACACCGGCTGTCCCAAAAACTATGCAGCAACCCCAGTATATGGCATTGGGAGGTACATCACAGCCTCAGCAGCCTGTAGCACAGCCGAATGTGCCTGCACTCCCTATATCTCAAGCTCCAGCACCGGGCTTTATGAGCAATGATCAAACTAGGCCCATAACACAAGGGCAGCACACAGGAACCAGACCACAGCAAGGTTTTATGTCACCTATGATGGCTGGTGGTGGTCCTCCCCCTACGGATAATCCTAATGCTGCTGCACCTCTACAACCAGGGCAAACATTTGCTGGTGATGGTGAAGTAAGGGGTCCAGGTGGCCCTGAGTCCGACTCAATTCCAGCAAGACTCTCAAATGGTGAATACGTAATGTCTGCACCGGCAGTTGCCTTCCACGGTGTAAAGGCTATGGACAAGATTAATGAAGAAGGCAAACAAGGTTTCTTTCAATCCCAAGCCCAAGTACAGGCAAACCAAGGGGCACCTGGACAACCTATGGCTCCTCCCGGTAATCCATCACAGGGAGCAGAAACAATGCCTCCAGCAGCCTCTGGAATGCCTCCTATGGGTAACGGAATGATGCCTCCACCAATGCATCAAGCTAAAGGTGGATCGGCAGTTCAACGCACCAAAGGCTCAGGTTTTATGGTGTAATTTTCAACAACCCAACTTAAGCGTACTTTAAGTATGATATAGTTAAAGTTTCTAAAATTAACCTTAACCTAAACAAACGGGCTACCCGCTACTTTGTATTATTTAGGGTCATGACCTAGTTTACAAACCCGGCCCCCAGGAGATAAAATGCAAAATATGAACCGGATGTACCAAAATACATCCTATCGAAATGAAGATGATGACGATACTCAGTTAGACGAACCTGCTGTCGATGGCAATACTTCGGATACTGACCCGGATGAAAATCTCTCAGTCGAAGAACTAAATTGGAAAAAGCGGTACAGTGATCTTAGGTCACATACCGATAAAAAATTCAACGATTTAACCAAACAAGTTCAAAGTCTACAAACCCAACTTCGTGACGCAAACAAGGAAAAGATGCCGTCCACACCTGAGGAAATTCAACATTTCTCTCAGCAATATCCAGACATTGTACGGCATTTTAAGACTATTGCAATGCAAGAAGCCATGAAGCAGCATGATGATATCGAAGTGAAGATTCAGGCTGCTAAAGAAGAACTCGGTGAACTAAGTCGAGAGAAGGCTGAAGCAAAGATTCGCAGTAGGCATCCTGACTATGACGATCTCAAGAAGTCTCAAGAGTTCCATGATTGGGCTAATTCCAAACCACTTTCAATACAAAACTTGGTATTTGCAAGCGATGATCCAGACGATTGTATTGAAGCCTTGGACCTCTATAAAGCCTATCTGAATACTCAAAAGAAGAAGCCTGGACCTAAGCCTCGCGATGCGGCTACCTTAGTAAATCCAAGAGGACAAGTTAGTGTTGGCGATGATAATAATGCCGATACTAAAGTTTGGACTGCTTCTGAAATTAAAAGGCTTAAACCAAGAGAATATGAGCGTCTTGAACCTCTTATTGAAAAAGCGCGAAGTGATGGGAGATTAGATCTTTCTAGGTAAATCCTTAAGGATATCTTAATTGTAGGCTTTGAAATGCCATTCACAAAGGAGAAATTCATATGGCGTTTCAGAATGCTTCAGGCTGGAACAACTTACCAAACGGCGTATTCGTACCTGAGATTTATAGTCAGAAGGTCCAGAAGTTCTTTCGTCGGGCGGCAGTTGTCGAAGCCATCACAAACACAGACTACTACGGTGAGATTGCCGAATTCGGTGACACCGTTCATATCATCAAAGAGCCAACTATCACTGTAGCTCCCTATGCTCGTGGTACTCAAGTTCTAACCCAAGACCTAGCAGATGACGAAATCACCTTACAGGTTGATCAGGCATTCTACTTCGGTTTCAAGGTCGATGACATCGAAGCCAAGCAGGCTCATCTAAACTGGGAAGATCTTTCTACCAGTTCTGGTGCATATAGCTTGAAAGATAACTTCGATGCAGAAGTTCTCGCATATATGATTGCACAGGTTCCAACTGCTGGTCAGTTTGGTACTACAGGCTCGCCCAAGTCGATTGTACTAGGGTTTGCCACTGGTGTAACACCTCTCCAGATCCTTAACCGACATGCTCGGCTTCTGGACGAGAACAATGTCCCAACAGAGAATCGTTGGGTTGTTGCTCCTCCCATCTTCTGGGAATATATGCGTGATGAGAACAGCGCAATCATCGGTATTGACTGGCAGTCCACAGGTGCTGATAGCTCACTTCTTCGGAATGGGCGCGTATCTGCTGGCAAAATCCGGGGCTTCGATTGCTATCAGTCGAATAACGTCCCTCTAGATAGCTCCAGCCAGTATCAGATCCTATCTGGTCATATGTCCTCAACTGCAACTGCCTCTCAGATTGCACAGGTTGAGAAGCTTCGTGATCCTAATAGCTTCGCTGACATCGTTCGTGGTATGCACATGTATGGGCGGAAGGTTCTTCGTACCAATGCAATGATGCTAACTCACACCACCTTCTCATAAGGAGCGGCTATTATGACAACCTACTATCCTCGTTATTACTACAAGGATTCTGTTGGTATGGCTAACTCTGAAGTTCAGCCAACCTATCAGGAGCGGTATATCGACTTTGCTGTACGCAGTGTCGCTACCTCTGATGTTGTTAACTGCATCGCAGTACCTGACAACACCCTTGTAATGAATGTCAACTATCAGACTCTCAGCACTGTTACAGATGCTACTGGTAGCTTTGCCATTGCTAGCGTAACTGCTGCTATCACCTATGTAACTGCGGCTGTTGCTGTGGCTGCCGGACTCTTCGGTGTTCCTGCCGCTATCAGTGCAAGCACAGCCCAAAAGTGGTATGCTGCTAAGGACGACATTGCAATCAATACTGTAACTGTCGCCGCACTATCGGCTGGTGTTATTAAGGTGTTTGCATGGATGCTTATGCCTCAGCCCTATCTCTATATCAATGCTGCTGGTACTACTAAGACGTACTCGCTAACCAACATTGATCGGAACAACTGGAGTGCAACCGCACCCACAATCCCCAATGCAAATTAAGGATTGACTAAAGTGGGGGGGTGAAAGCCCCCTCATTAGCCTAATGAAAAGATCATGTAAAGAATGTGGAATTGATATTTCACACAGAGGAAAGAAAGCTAAATTCTGTTCTAGACGCTGTGTTAATAGAGATCAAGATAGAAAACCATCTCGTATAGCAAGCCAAAGTCTTAGAAGAAAACCATACTCAAAGTACAAAAAGCCTTTTTGTGAATTTTGTGGTTTTGTAGCTGTACATTCCTGCCAACTGGATGTTGATCATATTGATGGAAATCATCATAACAATGATTTAGACAATCTTCAAACCTTATGTGCAAATTGTCATAGATTGAAAACGCAATTACAAAAAGATTATAAACACAAAGGTAGGCAATAAATGGCTGATTCCTATATCAATCTTGTAAATAAGCTACGAGATCGTTTTAACGAGCCTCGCATTGTTGCCAATCAGTGGAATACGCTGGTTGGCTTTAATAATTATTGCAAGGATGCTGTTAACTATGCCTATCAGGATATCTTGAATGCAGAAATGGAATGGCCCTTCTGCCATCGGGAAACTACTATGTATACCGCCCCAGGAAAACAGAGATACGATGTTGAATTGCCTGGAGGGTATTCAGTTAAGGAGATTGATTGGGACAGCTTCTATATCAATCTGAATAAGCTTGAAGTAACCGTAGCCAACGAACTTAATACAATTACAAGCACTACTCCTTTTATTGCTATTCCTACGAATGTTAGTATCTGGGCCTCAGATTTAGGTGTTAAGTATGATGTCTCTGGATTGGATCTTACAGCAGTAGATCATGATCCTCAGCAAGCTGGTCAATATACCATC